TAGCACTACGTAATCTTTTAAATACATCTGAGGAATAACAGATGCCAGCGGTAAATGATAAGATATCAAAAACTGACTATAACAACATACGAGACAAAGTAGCTAGTGTTCTCGGAACAAGCCTTACCTCAAATTCCACCTATGGTTATGGACAGGTGCTACAAAGCACACAGGTAACAGAATCTAATAGAATAACAGTAAATCATATAGCCAATTTGCGTTATGATATTATAAATGCATGGGTCCATTTAAACGGATCAGCCCCTGCTCTAGTTTCTGTAGTGGAAGGTGATACTATTCGATATGATCCAACTACAGCACCAGTAAGCCAGTTTGACACTTTTGCAAATACCTTAATAGCTAATAGGCTTTCGACACCTCACTCTAGCCAACGAATTACAGTTAATAAAGGAACGACTTCTACTACGTGGCCAGGACTTTACGGATCAGCATGGACATCATTGGCTAATTGCACTATCACCGCAAGTTTTAGTTCTGCAGAAAAAGCAAGGCATTTCTTTAATTCGGGCGGAACTATTAGTTTTACATCGGCTCAATCTGCAGGATCAGCAACTAACCAAAATTTATCTTGGAGAAATCTTTTGGCTTCGGTTGGACAGCAATCTTGGGGAGGAAATACTCCAGGATCAGGAACCTCACCCGGCGACGGACAAAACTTTTATAGATGCACTAATACATTTAATCTTTGGTATTCTGCATCAGCTTCATCACCATACGGATCAAACACTTATAAAATCTATGCAAGAACTCCGTTTGTAGCAAATAATTCTACAGGAACTGCTAACACAATAGAATTTTTAATCGAGTTTGTCGACGGACACGTTGGACTAGGTGGCGGCCCTGACTCAGTCGACGGAACATTCCAAATTGCAGTTGAAACTCTAGAAGCATTCGGAGTTATGCAACCGATCACTGCTGGAAATTTCACAGTAGAATCTCCCTCTCTAACACTAGGTGCAATAATAGCTTAATATTTTTTTCTTCAGTTATCTAGCAAAATAAATAAACTGCGCAGATAACTAGGAGAAATTATGCAAGAGCATCTCAAACAAGCTCTAGATTTTGCCAATTACAGGCAAACACTATCAATCCAAAGAAGAACCCTTAAAGAAAAAATTGATTCTAGATTAACCTACGGCCATGCCGGAGGCCTGTTTAAAATTGATAGAACGTTAATTTCTTTTGTTAATATGCTGATAGATCAAGGAAGAACATCAGGTGTTCCAATAATCGACAGCAATGAAAATCCAATCCTCATAGAAAATTTAGAATCTTTTAGAGATGAGATCATGGATAGATATTTTTCAGCTACTCAAGAATACTACGAAGAATATCAAAAAATTAAAAAAAGTAGATCAGTTGAAAAATTAGTCGATCTATGAAAAAGGGTGTTTTAATATTTGCTCATAATAATCGAGACGTTGACTATGCGTTAATGTCAATCATCTCTGGCGGACTTGCTAAAAAGCACTTAGGTATATCAGCAACACTAGTAACTGATCCTACAACAGTTGATTGGTTAATAACTTCTAAAAAATTTGAATTAGCCGCAAAGATCTTTGATCAAATTATATCAATTGACAAACCGGAAACTGATAACAAGAGAAAATTATATGATGGGCTAAACAATAAGATTGTTCCGTTTGTTAATTCTAATAGATGTTCTGCATGGGACTTGACTCCTTACGATAAAACATTAGTTATAGACAGCGATTTTTTAATATTTTCTGATAGGTTAAATCATTATTGGGATTTAGATTTTGATATTTTGATTGGAAATTCTGCTTTCGATATAGTAGACGATTCTAGATTAGGTTACCATGATCGATATATTTCGGATACCGGTATACATATGAATTGGGCCACTACTGTTATGTTTACTAAAAACCATTATTCGAAATTATTTTTTGAAACTGTAGAATTAGTAAAAGAAAAATATCAATTTTACGGAGATCTTTTTAGATTCTCTACAGCACAATTTAGGAACGATATTGCTTTTAGTGTAGCCAAACATATACTTGGAGGTTTTGAAACAGACAAGTTTTCAGACTTGCCACCGATACTAACTACCTTAGACAAAGATATTTTACATTCTGTTGATAGAAATGGAAAATTAGTATTCTTGGCTTCTCCTAAGCTCAGTGATAAATTTTGTGTAGCATCAATAAAAGACATGGATGTCCATGTAATGAATAAACAAAGCATTATAAGACATGCAGATACATTATTGGAGTTAATATGAAGTTTGGATATCTATTAGTAGTTTCTGAACATCCAGAAATAGACTATCTTAAGTTAGCTTATGCTTTGGCATTGAGTATAAAAAATACACAACGTCCGGGCTACGATCAGGTAGCGTTAGTTATTGACGATAGAAAAAAATTAAAAAATTTAAAAAGCTCTTGGGTGTTCAACCATGTTATAGAATGGAATCAAGAAACTTTCTGGGACGGAAGATCTTGGATGGACAAACTTACCCCGTTTGAAAACACAGTTTGTCTTGACGTAGACATGTTGTTTACCAGAGACTACAGTCATTGGATTGATTATTTTATAGACAACTGTGAATTGTATGTAGCCAATAAAAGCTATACCTATAGAGGTGAATTAGTAATAGACGATTTTTATAGACGAGCATTTACTAAAAATCAATTGCCTAATTTGTATAGTTTTTATACGTTCTTTAAAAAAGACAGCGAATTAGCCAAAGATTTTTTTGAACTAGGTAGACATATTATAAAAAATCCTACAGAATTTTCTAATAATTTCTTAACAGATTTGAAACCAAAGGTAGTTGGCACAGACGAAGCGTTTGCCTTAGCAGCAAAGATATTAGACATATCTGATCAAATAGCCTACGACCTTGAATTTCCTAGAATCGTTCATATGAAACCAATGGTGCAAAATTGGCCATGGCCTGCAAACTTATGCAGTGATCATGTGGGATTTTATTTGAACCGAAAAGGAAAAATAAAAATAGGAAACTATGAGCAACATGATATTGTTCACTATGTTGAGAAAGATAAAATTGATGACGAAATGATTAATATTTTAGAGGAAATTGTATGGAAGAACTAATATTAAATTTTCCTCCTCTGAAATATAAAGCAGAATATGATATAGATTCGGGTGCGGTATTAGCGGTCGGACCTGATCATTATTTTGGATCTAAAGAAAATGTAATAGATTTAGATCAAGAAACCGCCGAACTAATCATGGACGGAAAAATTAAAATACATTCTTGTTTTGTCGACTTAGTTAATAACGAATTAGACATCACTGAAACAAAAAGTATTTTTAAAATTGATAATGTTCTGCATCGAATAACCGAAAAGAAATGGTCTAAAATTGAAAAGCCAGATGTATACATTTCATATAATTCTAAAAAGAAAACTATCAAGTTTGAACTAAGCGAAGAATTTAAAGGAACTAAAAAGTTACCAAAGAAATTTCATCCTATAAAACAAAGAAGAATAAATTGGAATGGTGAAACCGAAATGAGTTTTATGATTACCGATTACAATGATCCCAACTTGCTTTTTGAGATGATTTCGTTTAAAATAAATGATATAGTGGAAAAATCTATCTCTTTAAAAATAGATGTTCCAGAAAAATTTAGCGTCTATACACGAAGAATTTTTAAAAATTATGTATTCGAGATTAAATGAAAACAGTTGAATTTGACGTTGTATTTTTAAGTTACGATGAACCCAATGCAGATCTACATTACGCAGATCTGTGTAATAAAGTTCCCTGGGCTAAACGTGTTCACGGAGTTAAAGGCAGCGATCATGCACATAAAGCCGCAGCAGAATTATCAGAAACAGATTGGTTCATTACTGTTGACGCAGACAATATAGTAGATCCGAAATTTTTCGATTTAGATCTAGATATGTCTGATCCTAAGATACAGGTCTATGGATGGTGCGGTCGTAACAAAATCAATGGTCTTCGTTACGGTAACGGTGGATTGAAAATCTGGAAGAAAGATTTTGTCCTCGGTATGAAAACGCATGAAAATTCAGACAGTGATAGAGCACAGGTAGATTTTTGTTGGGAAGATGGATATCGTAATTTTCCTAGAGTTTATAGCGAAAGCATTATTACAGGTAGTCCCTTCCAGGCATGGCGAGCAGGATTCCGTGAAGGTGTTAAAATGACACTGCTGGACGGAGTAAAAGTTCCTCCACAAGAAATTAAAGAACGTATCTGGTGGCATAATATCCATAGATTACGGATGTGGTCAACAGTAGGAGCTCATGAAGAAAATGGTATCTATGCAGTATACGGTGCTAGACTAGGAACTTGGTTGGCAAATTGCACAGACTGGAATTATGTTGAAGTTAGAGATTTTGAAATCCTAAGAGGAATATGGAATCAATACGGTCGTCCATATGAAGAAGTAAATGCTCACGGCCTAATAGATGAAATACAATCATTGGGAGATAAGTTAAAAGTTAATCTAGGATTAGATTGGCCCTGGCTAGACGCAGCACAGAGCAAATACACATTAGATTTATATGACGAAACTATTAATCTTGGGTTAACTTATTATGTGATGCCTGAAAATGTATGATATATTTTTTGTTAGTCGAACTCGAATAGAAGAAAAAACTTGGGAAGATATCAAGGAAAAATATCCTCGGGCACAAAAAATAGAACACGCCAAAACATTTGAAGATGTAAGATCACGAGCCTTTACTAAACATTTTTGGGTAGTGTGGGATCATATAGAACTGAGAGATGAATGGAAGTTTGAATATGTGATTCCTAAATGGGATGAAGAATACATACACGTTTTTAAAAATAACGACTATTATGACGGAGTTTGTATTTTTCATAAAAGCCACAAAATTTTACAACGAGAATGGGACTATCGTTTCTTTACAAAGAAAAAAGAAATAGATATTTTAGCTAGTCGTCCTAAAACTTTTGATATAGTCTTTATATCTTATAACGAATCGTTTGCAGATAACAATTGGCATAATCTTTTAGCCAAGGCAGACGGTTATCGCTGTTATAGAGTAAACGGAGTAAAAGGCATACACCAAGCGCACATAGCCGCAGCAAATATGGTAGGAACAGAGATGTTCTGGGTAGTCGACGCTGATGCTGAACTAGTTGACACTTTTGATTTTGATTATCAGATACCTTTTTATGATTTCAATGCCAAGTCTACTGTTCATGTATGGAAGAGTCGTAACCCAGTTAACGGATTAGAATATGGCAATGGCGGCGTAAAATTACTACCCACTGACATGACTAAAAACATGGACCTGTCTAAGCCCGATATGACTACTAGCATTAGTAAACAATTTAAACCCATGCAGTCAATATCAAATATTACAAGATTTAATACTGACCCTTTTACTACATGGCGAAGTGCTTTTAGAGAATGTAGTAAATTAGCAAGTCGTGTTATTGATCGACAAGATGATAAAGAAACACAAGAGCGGTTAGATATATGGTGCGAAAAATCTACAGATGAATATGCTCTCGCTGGTGCTCAAGCCGGCCGCGCCTTTGGATCTGCTAATCGCACTGATCTCGAAACACTGAAAAAAATCAATGATTATGATTGGTTAAAGGAACAATTTGATGGACGATATAGTAAGGATTAAAAAATTTATTCCTATAATGAACGAGATTAGCCCAACATTTTGTTTAGCTAAGTGGCACCATACGACTATCTATTTGCAAACTGGAGAAACTCATAGTTGCTATCATCCAGCTCCTCATCCAATTTCGTTAGATGAAATTATTATTGATCCTAGTGCCTTACATAATACCAATCAAAAAAAACACGAACGTCTTGAAATGCTTAATGGTGGAAAACCTAGTGGCTGTAATTACTGTTGGAACATTGAAGCGTTAGGTGAAGATTATATCAGTGATAGAAAAGAACGTAATTCGACAATTTACACACCAGAGCGATTTCAGCAGATTAAAGAAGGCGACTGGGATCAAAACATAAATCCACAATACATCGAAATATCATTTGGTAACGAGTGTAATTTTAAATGCGGATATTGTCATCCTAAACATTCTAGCAGTTATTATAAAGAAATAAAAGATCATGGTCCTTATGACATGGTTAAAAATCATCGCAACGATATTGATTGGTTTAGGATTTATGAGGAAGAAGAAAATCCTTATGTTGAAGCATGGTGGCGCTGGTGGCCCGAAGTTCGTAAAACGTTAACGATCCTTCGTATCACAGGAGGTGAGCCTTTATTACAACAAAGCACATGGAGATTGTTAGAAGATCTAGAAAAAAATCCGTTACCTAATCTCGAACTGAATATCAATACAAACTTCGGAGCCAAGCCTGTATTAATAGATCGTCTTGTAGAAAAAGTCAACAATTTAGTTAATGGTAAGAAAATAAGAGATTTTAAAATTTTTACCAGCATGGATACATGGAATGAACAAGCTGAATATATTA